CAAGTTTTAACAACTAATGGTTCTGGAGCTGTTACTTTTGAAACTCCTACAACTGGAGATATTACAGGTGTAACTGCAGGATCTGGTTTAACTGGTGGAGGAGCATCTGGTTCAGTTACTTTGAATGTTGGTGCAGGAAATTTAATTGATGTACAAGCAGATCAAGTAGATGTAGATCTTTCTGAACTTACAACTTCAACATCAAATGGTGATGGTGATTTTTTTGTTGTGGTTGATTCTTCTAATGCACAGAAAAAATTAACTAAAGGCAATATTAATAATTCAGGTTTTAATAATGATGCTGGCTTCACTACAAATACAGGAACTGTAACTAGTGTTGGTATTACACCAGGCACTGGATTAGATGCTGGTTCAGCTGTTACAAGTTCTGGTACTATTAGCGTTGATTTAGATTTATCTGAACTTACTGACATGACAGCAACAATGGCTGGTTCAGATGAATTTATTGTTTTAGATTCAGGAGCAGAGAGAAGAAAAGCAGCTAGTGAAATAGGTTTATCAATCTTTGATAATGACGCTGGATTTACTACAAACACTGGAGACATCACAGGTGTTACAGCAGGTAACGGTTTAACAGGAGGTGGTACATCTGGAGGAGTTAGTTTAGCCGTAGGAGCCGGAACTGGTATTGATGTTGCAGCAGATGCAGTTTCAGTTGATGTGTCAGATTTTATGTCTAATGGTTCTAACAATAGAGTTGTTACTGCAACTGGCGCTGATGCTATGAATGCAGAAGCTAACATGACTTTTGATGGATCTACATTAACAGTAACTGGAGACATTGTTCCAGGAGCTAACGATACTCACGACTTAGGTGCATCAGGAAACGTTTGGCAAAACGTATTTACTGGAGACTTACATTTATCTAACGAATCAAAATCTGAAGGTAATGCTGTTGATGGCACTAAAGGTAACTGGACTATTCAAGAGGGTGCAGAAGATCTTTACATACTTAATAATAAATCTGGTAAAAAATATAAGTTCAAACTAGAGGAAGTTTAATAAGCCATGGCCTTTGGTATAACAACTTTTGCAGAAAGTCCTTTTGCTGCAACTGGATCACAAAGCATTAATGTTGCAGTAACTGGTCAAGCCCTTACTTGTAATCAAGGTAATGAAGGGATTGTTATTGATGTAAACTTTTCTGTAACAGGTCAAGCAATAACTGCTACACAAGGTAATGTTAGTATTTTTTCTGGAGTTGAAGTTCCTGTTAGTGGTCAAGCTTTAACTTCTAATCTAGGTTCTGTGTCAACTGTTGGAACAGCAGATATTGATGTTACAGGTATAGCATTAACTTCAGCATTAGGAACTGCAACTTTAGACGCAACAAGTTTTATAGACGTTACTGGTGAAACTATAAGTGCAAATTTAGGAAGTGTTTCTATAGCAGCTAATTCAGATGTTTCAGTAACTGGTCAAGCAATATCTATTAATGAAGGTAATGAAGGGGTTGTCATTGATGTAGATGTTTCTTTATCTGGTCAAGCTGCGACAGCTGCCCTCGGAACAGCTACATTAGACGCAAATAGTTTGATTGACGTTACTGGTCAAGAAACAACTATGGCACTAGGTCAAGTAGATGCTACAGATTCAAGTGCAGAATTGACTGGAATTTCTATGTCAGTATCTGTGGGTAGTGTTAATATCATTGCTTGGAGCGAAGTAAATACAGGAACAGCCCCTACATGGACAGAAGTTGACACTGCAGCATAAATGAAATATTATAATATAACATAAGGAATCTACAATATGGCTAATAGCACATCAGCAAATTTAAAGTTAACTGTTCAAACAACAGGAGAAAACTCAGGAACTTGGGGACAGTTTACTAATACAAATTTATTAATTTTGGAACAAGCCATTGGTGGTTACGATTCAATTGGAATTACAGCGGCAGCAACTTTAACTTTTTCAAATGGTGTTTTATCAAATGGTAAAAATCAAGTTCTAAAATTAACTGGAACTATTTCTGGAAATAAAAATGTAGTAATTCCAGATGGAATAGAAAAAACTTATTTAGTTGAAAATGCTACAACAGGAGCACACACTGTAACATTTAAAACTAGTTCTGGAACAGGTGCAACTTGGGCAACTACAGACAAAGGTTTTAAAATATTATATTCAGATGGAACTAATGTTGTAGATGTTACAGCTGACTTAGGTAATATTACTACAGCAGCAATTACTTCAGGTGCTATAACAGCTTCAGGTAATATTTTACCTGGTTCAAATGATACTTTTGATTTAGGAGCATCTGGAAATGTATGGAGAAACGTATTTACTGGAGATTTACATTTATCTAACGAGTCAAAAGATCAAGGAAACATGATAGATGGAACCAAAGGCAACTGGACTTTGCAAGAAGGAAAAAATGATATATTTATGATTAATAATATATCTGGAGAAAAATTTAAAATAAAATTAGATAAAGTTGGAGATTCATAATGGGTATAAATTCATGTGGAACTACAATGTTAGACCAAGGAGTCTTTAATAATATTGGTACTGTTACTTGGGACACTACAGCTAAAACTTCAAATTTTACGGCTACGTCAGGAAGTGGTTTTTTTGTTAATACTACTTCTGGAGCAATTACAGTAACACTCCCTAGTTCACCCTCGGCTGGTAATATCGTAGCTATTAAAGATTATGCAAACACAGCTGACACTAATAATATTACAATTGATAGAAATGGATCTAATATCAGAGGATCAGCATCAAATGCTGTACTTGATACCGAAGGAATATCAATTTTTTTAGTTTATGTTGATGGAACACAAGGTTGGCGACCAACTAATTCTGCGAAAAAAAGTGATCTTGCAGGTCCTTTTATAGAAGCCACTGGTGGGACAATTACAGAATCTGGAGATTTTAAAATTCATACTTTTACATCTCCAGGAACATTTTGCGTAACAAATGCAGGTTTACCCTCTGGATCAACTACAGTAGATTACATGGTTGTAGCTGGTGGTGCAGGTGGTGGAGGAGATAATGGTTGTGGATCTGGTGGTAGCGGCGGTGGAGGAGCTGGTGGATTTAGAGAATCCCATTCTACCCCAGTTTCAGGTTGTTATACAGCAAGTCCTTTAGCAACTCCGACGGCTTTACCTGTTTCTGTACAAGGTTATCCAATAACTGTTGGCGCTGGTGGAACTGGAGGTTGTGTTTCTAATCCAGGTGGTTCTGGTGCTAACTCTGTATTTTCAACAATTACATCTGCAGGCGGTGGAGGCGGTGGTAGATTTAATAGAACATCAAACACAGGCGGTTCTGGTGGTGGACAGGGTGCAAATAATGGAAGCGGACAAACAACAGGTTCAGCAGGTAATACACCACCTGTAAGTCCACCTCAAGGTAACAAAGGTGGTAACAGTATGAGTTTCGGAGGTGGTCCTGGAAGAGGTTCTTCTGGAGGTGGCGGAGCAACTGCAGCAGGGACGAATAATCCATCGGGAACTGATGGAACTGCTGGAGGAGCAGGAGCAACAACAAATATCACAGCATCACCTGTAGCTTACTCTGGAGGTGGTGGAGGCGGTGGCTGGAACGGAGCTTCTGCAGGCTCAGGTGGAACTGGTGGTGGTGGAGCTGGTGGATCAACTGCACCTGGTAGTAATGGAACTGCAAACCGTGGAGGAGGAGGTGGCGGTGCAGGCCCTACAAATGTTGGAGGAACTCCTGCTAGACCAGGTGGAACGGGTGGTTCTGGAATAGTAGTAATAAGGTATAAATTTAAATAGGTAAAATTATGGGTATAAATTCTTGTGGAACAACATTAATAAGTGATGGTAAATTTGCAAACATAGGTGCAGTTTCTTGGGAAACAACAGCTAAGACATCTAATTTTACAGCAGCATCAGGAGAAGGGTATTTTGTAAATACTACATCTGGTGCAATTACAGTGACACTACCTAGTTCACCTTCTGCAGGAGATATTGTCGGAGTAAAAGATTACGCTAACACAGCAGATACAAACGCTATAACAATTGCTAGAAATGGATCTAATATTGATGGTGCAGCTGCAGATAAATTATTAATTATAGAAGGAGAAGCTGTATTATTAGTTTATGTAGATGGCACTAAAGGTTGGTTAGTTACAAATGCATCACAAGCAGATGATCTTACAAACCCTTTTGTAGCAGCTACTGGTGGAACAATTACTTGTTCAGGAAATTTTAGAATCCATACTTTCACAAGTCCAGGTACTTTTACAGTAACAAATGCAGGTTCACCCTCTGGATCAAATACAGTTGACTATTTAGTAATCGCTGGTGGAGGTGGTGGCAGTAATGGTGGAGGTGGAGCAGGTGGATATAGAGAATCTTCTGGTGCAGCCTCTGGCTGTTATTCAAGATCACCTTTAGGTGCCTGTGTTTCAGCTTTACCAGTCTCTGCTCAAGGTTATCCAATAACAGTTGGCGCTGGTGGTGCTGGAAGTGGTTGTACAAGTAACCCAGGATCAAATTCAATTTTTTCAACTATTACATCTACTGGTGGTGGAGGACAAGATGATACTACCCCTGATAGAGAAGGTGACGATGGTGGATCAGGTGGTGGAGGTGGAGGTAATAGAAATAATAGTGGTGGTTCAGGTAACACACCACCTGTAAGCCCTCCACAAGGAAATAATGGTGGTGCAGGTCAATCACCAGGCCCTTCGTTTGTAGGAGGCGGTGGTGGCGGTGGAGCAACAGCTGCAGGTACTCCAGGAATGCCTGGAAATACAGGAAATGGTGGTGCCGGAGCAACATCAAGTATTAATGGAACACCCACTGCAAGAGCAGGTGGAGGTGGTGGAACTGGTGATAACCGTTCTCCAGCAGCACCTGGTGGTACAGGTGGAGCTGGTGGTGGTGGAAATGGCGGAACTCCTCCTTCTGGAGGAAACACATCTGGAGCTGCAGGAACAGCTAACACTGGTGGTGGCGGTGGAGGTAAAGGTGTTGGATCAATCACAAGTGGTGGTAGCGGAATTGTAATAATAAGGTATAAGTTTCAATAGGTAAAAAATTATGGGAATAAATTCAAGTGGAACATCAGTAATAGATCAAGGTAAGTTTCAAAACATAGGTGCAATTACTTGGGACACAACCGCAAAAACATCTAATTTTACAGCTACATCAGGAAGTGGTTTTTTTGTAAATACAACTTCAGGAGCTATTACAGTAACTCTACCTTCTTCACCAAGTGCAGGAAGTGTGGTTGGTGTTGCTGATTATGCAAATACTGCAGATACAAATAATATTACAATAGCTCGTAACGGTTCTAAAATTCAAGGCTTAACTTCAAATCTTATAATGTCAAAAGAGGGTTTATCTATTTTATTAATTTATGTAGATGCAACACAAGGATGGTTATCAATTGATGCTGCAGAAGCAAATGATCTTGATAGAGCAGAATTTGTAGCAGCGACTGGTGGTACAATAACTACCTCACCTTGTGGTGATTTTAAATTACATACTTTTACAGGCCCAGGTACTTTTTGTGTATCTAGTGCAGGTAATTCTTTTGGTTCAAATAAAATGGATTATTTAGTTGTTGCTGGAGGAGCCTCAGGAGCAGGACCTGGAGGAGTTGCTGGTGGCGGAGGAGCTGGTGGTTTTAGAACTGCTTCTTGTTCTCCAGTATCAGTTCAAGGATATCCAGTAACTGTAGGTGGAGGTGGTTCAGTAAATCCTAGTAATGCAAGGGGTGGTTCTGGAAGTAATAGTGTTTTTAATTGTACTACATCAGCTGGAGGCGGTGGCGGTGGTTTAAACGTACCAGGAGCTTCTGCAGCATCAGGTGGATCTGGTGGAGGTGGTGGTGGAGATAATATAAATACTAGTGGAGCCGCAGGTAATACTCCACCTGTTAGTCCATCTCAAGGTAATCCTGGAGGAAACGGAGGAGGACCAAATCAAGGTGCAGGTGGTGGAGGTGGAGCAGGTGCTACAGGTTCTAATAATTCTGGAGGAAGTGGTGGACCTGGAGGTAATGGATCACCTTGGCCAGGAAACTCAACTACTTATGCAGGCGGTGGTGGTGGCGGTCGAGTCAGTGGATCTGTAGGAACAGGTGGAACTGGTGGTGGAGGAACTGCAAATTCAACCGCAGGAACAGCCAATACTGGCGGTGGAGGTGGAGGTAAACGAGCTGGTGGATCAGGAGTAGTTATAATTAAATATAAATTTCAATAGTTGAATGATAATTAAAAATAATATATAAGGAGAAATATTATGGCACATTTTGCAAAACTAGGAGCTAACAGTAAAGTTATTCAAGTATTAACTCTTGATAACAAGGACATGTTAAATGCTGATGGTGTTGAAGATGAATCAGTAGGTCAACAATATTTAGAACAACACAATAATTGGCCTGCACAAATGTGGATTCAAACATCTTACAATACATCTAACAATGAACATAAATTAGGTGGAACACCTTTAAGAGGTAACTACGCAGGTATTGGTTATATTTGGGATGAAGATAATCAAATTTTTTGGCCAAAACAACCTTATCCTTCATGGGTAAAATTAATTGCAGAAGCAAGATGGCAGTCTCCAATAGGTGATATGCCAGCATTAACTCAAGAACAACAAGATCAAAACACGGCCGATACTCACTCGTGGGAATATTCTTGGAATGAAGATAACACAACCTGGGACTTGACAGATTTAAAAGCATAAATTAAAAATAGTGGTGGTATGCAAAAGAAAGTATTAAGCGAACAATCTTTATATTATGGTGATGTAGCAATGCCTAAAGATTGGGACATTGACCGAGATAAATTATTACAAGATATTTTAAGTTATTCATTTACAAATAAAGAATTCCCTTTTTCAAAAACATGGGACATGTTAAATACATATATAAAAGACCATGTTCGTGTTGAGCATGATCTTAGTTTAATTAATAAAAATTCTTGGGGAGATATATACAAACCAAGTCAGTTATCAAAACCTTTATTAGATGTAGATCCAGTTGATCTTAGAAATTCACCTGATTTTACAATGCTTTATGGAGTTAATGTAAATAATTGTTGGATTAAAATATATTATGAAGACAATAGACGTAAAGGCAGAAGTTGGGACATAGAACTTACTAATAACAAATTTATTATTTTTCCTGCTACTAACATGTATACAATATCTAATGAACAGAAAGATAATTTAAATTTTATTCAGACAATAACTTATGAATATATCTAATTACTATTGGTATTTTACATCTGCAATACCTCCTAAAATTTGTGACGATATAATTAGATATGGATTATCTAGATCTGAACAAGTAGCTAGAACCGGTGGTTATGAAGATAAAAAACTAACTAATGATCAAATTAAAAATATGAAAAAGAAAAGAAATTCTAATTTAGTTTGGTTAAATGATCCATGGATATATAAAGAATTACATCCCTATATTCATAAAGCTAATAAAAATGCAGGTTGGAATTTTGAATGGGATAGATCAGAGTCTATGCAATTTACAAAATATAAATTAAATCAATACTACGATTGGCATTGTGATAGTTGGGACAAACCTTATGACAGAAAAAATGTAAATCATCCTGAACACAATAAAATTAGAAAACTTTCTATGACTTGTCAATTAACAGATGGATCAGAATATGAAGGTGGAGAATTAGAATTTGATTTTAGAAATTATGACCCACACATGAGGGAAGAAATTAAACATTTAAGACAAGCAAAAGAAATATTACCTAAAGGTTCTATTATTGTATTTCCCTCATTTGTATGGCACAGAGTTAAACCAGTTACGAAAGGAGTAAGATATTCATTGGTTATGTGGAACCTTGGATATCCTTTTAAATAATATGATAATAAATGAATATTTTAGAACCCCTATATGGATTGAACAAAAACCAGAGTTTGTAAAATCTTTAAATAAAGCTTCTAATGAATATATAAAAGAAGCTAAAAAAAGAGAAAAAGATTATATAAAAGAATATGGTGACTTTGGAAGAAGTTACCATTCTACTGCTCTTATTAATGATAATAAATTTTTAGATTTTAGAAATTATATAGGTCAAAAATCATGGGAGTTTTTAGATTGGCAGGGTTTTGATATGCATGAATATCAAACTATGTTTAGTGAGATGTGGGTACAAGAGTTTGCTAAAAAAGGTGGTGGTCATCATTCTGCACATATACATTGGAACCAACACGTATCAGGTTTTTATTTTTTAAAAGCAAGTGATAAAACTTCTTTTCCTATATTTCACGAACCAAGAACCGGGGCACGTGCAACTAAATTAAAATTAAAAAATAACAAAGGTATTTTTCATGGAACCGAACTTATACATTTTAAAGTAAAACCTGGAATGTTAATTATATTTCCAGGTTATTTAGAACATGAATATGCAGTAGATCATGGTATAGAACCTTTTAGATTTATACATTGGAATATACAAGCTGTACCAAAACAAATGGCTAAAGATGTCTTTTAAAAAAAATAAATACACAGTTATTAGACAAGCTATTTCAAAAGATTTAGCTACGTTTGTTGCAAATTATTTTTGTATGCAAAAACAAGTATATGATACTTGTAGACAGGCTAGATACTTTTCACCGTTTGAAAATATAATAGGTCACTACGAAGCACACGATGAGCAAATTCCAGATACATATAGTCAGTATGCAAATATAGCTATGGAAACTTTAATGTTAAAATGTCAACCAGCTATGGAAAAAACAACAGGGTTAAAATTATATCCTGCATATACATATGCAAGGATTTATAAAAAAGGTGATGAACTTAAAAGACACAAAGATAGATTCTCTTGCGAGATATCTACTACTATGAATTTAGGTGGTGATGATTGGCCGATATATCTTGAACCATCTGGAAAAGAAGGTAAGAAGGGTATTAAAGTAGATCTAAAACCTGGAGATATGTTAGTTTATTCTGGTTGTGAATTAGAACATTGGAGAAATAAATTTAAAGGCAAAGAATGTGTGCAAGTATTTCTTCATTATAACAACTGTAAAACACCTGGAGCAAAAGAAAATATGTTTGACAAAAGACCACATTTAGGACTTCCATCTTGGTTTAAAAGGTAGTATATTATGATGGAGACAGTGATCCACCACATACCACTCGCTGTCTCCTTTATAATATTTGGATAACTATGTTACAAAAACTTAATTTTAAACCTGGTTTTAATAAACAAGTAACTGACTCGGGAGCTGAATCTCAATGGGTTGATGGTGATTTTGTTAGATTTAGATATGGACTACCTGAAAAAATAGGTGGTTGGTCACAACTTACAAATGGTAATAAAACTATACCCGGTGTTGTAAGAGCACAACATGCATTTACATCTATAGCTGGTGAAAAATATGTAGCAATAGGATCTTCACAAGGTTTATTTTTATATTACGAAGGTAGTTTTTTTGACATATCTCCATTAGATCCAGATGGTTCTATTACCGGAGCTACATTTAATGCATCATCAGGTTCTGCTACAGTTACAGTTAATAAAACCAGTCATGGGTTATTAGCTGGAAGATACATAACATTTTCATCTGTTACTGTTCCAACAGGTTCTGGTTATGCAACATCTGATTTTACGGGTAATACATTTGAAGTACAATCATCTAATCTATCAGCAAATAGTTTTGAAATTATTATGCCATCTAATTCAGCAGGATCTACATCAGGTACTGGTTCAGCACAAATAGATCCATATGAAGTTGTGGGTCCAACTTTTCAAACTGCAGGTTTAGGTTGGGGTACAGATACATGGAATACTGGAACATGGGGAACTGCAAGTGCAACAAGTAATGTAGTTCTGGATCCAGGAATCTGGTCTCTCGATAATTTTGGTGAAGTGTTAGTTGCAACAATTAGAAATGGTAAAACATTTACATGGAATGCAGGTGCATCTAATGCAAGAACTATTAGGGCCTCTACAACCACAACTAATTTTCAAACTACAAATAATCCAACTAAATCTATACTAACGCAAGTATCAGACAGAGATAGACATGTATTTCACTTTGGTACAGAAACAACTATTGGAAGTGGTGCCTCACAAGATCCAATGTTTATAAGATTTTCAAATCAAGAAGATTTAAATACATATGCGCCTACATCAGTAAATACTGCAGGTACTTTTAGATTAGACCAAGGTAATACAATTGTAGCTGCTGTTTCTGGAAAAGATTATACTTTAGTTCTAACAGATACATCTGCGTATGTAATACAATTTGTAGGTCCGCCTTTTACTTTTTCAGTAAGACAGGTTGGCACAAATTGTGGATGCATCGGACAAAATGCAATAAGTTATTCTGATGGTAAGGTATTTTGGATGTCAGGTGAAGGTGGTTTTTTTCTATACGATGGTACAGTAAAATCTATCCCTTGTTTAGTTGAAGATTTTGTATTTACAACAAAAGGAGATAATTTAGGTTTAAATTATACTTCACCATTATTGGTATACGCAGAACATAATTCTTTATATACTGAGATTAATTGGTTTTATCCTAAATCAGGATCAGATCAAATTGACAGATGTGTTACATATAATTATGCAGAAAATGTTTGGACTACATCTTCTTTAGCTAGAACAAGTTATATTGATCAAGGTGTATACGAATTACCATATGCAACAGAATATAATAAAACAGAAACTCCTAATTTTCCAATACAAGGAATCACGTCATTATATGGAGCATCTGTTTACTATGAACACGAAAAAGGCACTGACCAAGTAGAAAACGGTGTTACAACAGCTATCGCTGCTTTTATTAAATCTGGTGACTATGATATTACAGCACGTACAAGTGCATTAGGAGGCTCAACCGGTCTTGTAGATTATAGAGGAGATGGTGAATTTTTTATGTCTGTTAAAAGATTTATACCTGATTTTGCAGTGCAATCAGGTAATACTAAGATTACATTATTAATAAATGATTATCCAAACAACACAGCATCTAGCTCACCATTAGGTCCCTTTACAATTACATCTACAACTGATAAAGTAGATACCCGTGCAAGAGGAAGACTTGTAGCATTAAAAATAGAAAACGATGGCACCGGCGAAACTTGGAGATATGGAACTTTAAGAGTTGATGCACAACCTGATGGTAGAAGATAATGACTGTAGATAAGAGAATAAACTATGAAATACAAGGTGGTGCAAGAAACTATCTTGGTAAACAAAAAGAAGTTAAAGCTCCTATAAAATGGAAGTCTAGTCCAGATAGTCCAGAAACAGAATTAGCATATATTACAAAAGCAGAAAAAGATTTACTTGTTAAAAAGGATTTACATGGTTCATTGAAAGGTGGTGTCAATAGAGGACCATCAGGAATTATGAGTCTAGATGGTTTTGGATCATTTGATGGTCCAGATCCAAGTAAAGATACAGGTATGTCTGGTGCAGCAACAAGTGCTGCTGAAGCAGGCGGTGGAAGTGGAGCGGATAGAAGAGAGTTAGATTCAAACATTGATTATGGATCTAATACACAATTACCACCTGGTGTTGATAGAAAATTACCACAAGACATACAAGATTATAGAAATGCATTTATTGCAGCAGGTGGGGGTCAAAGAGTTAACCCTGGTTTTTTTGATAGTAGATTTACAGTATCACCAACAGAAATAAGAAATGCTAGAGACTATGTTAGAAATAGAAGTATATTTAAAAGTCCAAGTTTAAATCCAGGGCTTGCAGGATTTTTTACAGGTGGTGGATTGTTAGGAAATATAATTAGAAGCCTTGGACAAAGATTTGGTTTAGGAAAAACATTTAATCAACCAACTTACGATATGTCTGGAATTAACAACACTAGAGTATATGAAAATATATTAGGTCCTAGTACAAATCCAAACAATCTTGATATATATAATGAATTTGTAGAAGAAGATGAAGATGAAGATGAAGATAAAACAAAAAATAAACCATTAATAGGAACACAACCTACTATACTAAGTGCTTATCAAAACTATCTAGCAGATTCTCCATCTGATCCTATGTCTCTTCAAGAATATGCAGATTTTCAAAGAAGTAGAGGTATGAACATAGATATATAATGGCTAAAGTAACAGTATATATACCTGAACCAAAAGAAGAATATGATGTATCTAATCAAAGACAAGTTTTAGAAGCATTAGATACTATAAAAAATCAACTTAACTTTTCTTTTCAA